TGGTTAAATTATTAAATATAAATAAAATATAAAAGAAAAGGAGATGGTTGTATGAAAACAACAGAAAAACAAATTGAAGATTTAGTAGGAATATTAGCAGGAGCTTTATTGGCAGATTTATTAGGTGGTGCAACAGAGAAAAAAGAAAAAACACCTTGTTCTTGTTTAGAAGAAGAAGATAAAGTTGAAACACCAAAAGTTGGTAAAGTTTGGTATGTAGTAGTTGATGGTGAAGGAGAGTTTGATGGAGTAGTTCATAAAGCTTCAAAAGTATTAGATATTAGAGAATTTAAAGGTAAAACTATTGAAGTCTTTGATAATTATTCAGAAGCAAATAAAAGAAGAAATCAACTATTAGATGAAGATTTAGATGAAGATTTATATGATTAAAATTGAATAGGGGTATTACTTAAATGTGATACCCTTTTTTCAACAATGAAAGGAGAGGATTAATATGGGATTTTTACTTGGAATGAGAATTTTGGCAGATGTATTTGTATCAAGTTATTGGTTTGGTTTTGGTGTAATATTATTAACAAGCTGTATTAAAACAGGAGAAATGAAAGCACCAGTTGTAACACTATGTTCGCTACCTATCGTATTAGGCTTATTTTATTTAGGAAGGCTTGTTGTGAATTTGTGTGTTAATAAAAAGAAAATAAAACATAATTTATTTTTAGGTTTAATATCATTAGTATTGGTTATAGTATATTTTATTTATATATTTATAGATCCAGATACAATGTATATGAATAGAACTTTAATAATATTTACTTTTATACAAATGATTTTTGGTAGTATAGAAATTGATAATGGAGATGATAAAGATGAAAAAAATTAATTATTTAAAACATAATAAAGATTTACCAGATTTACATTTTAAAAATGGATATGGAAATTCAGTTGCAATAGATTTATATGTTGCCGAAGATACTATTGTATATCCAATGGAGTTTACTTTAATCAACTTAGGCGTTTCAATTCAAATACCAAAAGGGTATAAAGCTGAGTTAAGAATGAGAAGTTCTACATTTAAAAAATGGGGATTACTTCAAACCAATGCAATCGGGTAAGAGGTGAAAATTTTGATGAAAAGTAAATATAGTGATGAAATAATAAATTATATAAAAGAAAGTCCAAAAGGACATATAGAATTGGAAAATGAATTAGGAATATCAGGGAACACAATTCGTGGGATAAGAAGAAGATTTGGAATTAAAATTAAACAAGAAAATAAATTAAATGATAAAGATATTGAAGATTTGATAATTGATTTTAAAAATGGTTTTACTATTCAAAAGTTAGTTATTAAATATAATAAAGATAAAAATTGGATAGCAAAATTATTAAATGAGAGAGGTTTAGAAACAAATAGAATATTATCAAATGAACAAATAAATATAATACTAAAATATTTTAATAAAGAATTAGCTTCTGATGTAGCCAAGAGAGCTGGTTGTTCAGAAAGTTCAGTGTTTGCTGTATATAAAAGATTTAATAAAGAAAATTATAAAAAAGTATATGAACACTTAAAATATTTTGACAATATAGATAGTGATGATAAAGCATATTTTTTAGGGTTTATAGCAGCAGATGGATGTGTATATACAAAAGATAATGATAATATTCATAGAAGATTTTTGTCAATAGGTATACAGCGTAGAGATAGATATATTTTAGAAAGATTATATGAATTTATGAATAAAACTAATGGTAGATACATATATGATTATATGGACAAAAATGGATTTGAATATTCTAGTATCCAAATAGGTGGAAATTATTTATTAAATTCTTTATCAAAATATAATATTATTCCAAATAAAACTTGGAGTTATGTTCCAGTTAATTTAAATAATGATAGTTTAATGTTTTCTTTTTTGAGAGGTTTCTTTGATGGAGATGGAAGTATAACAAATCATAAATATAAAGGTCTTGATGATAAAAATTTATTACCATCTGCATATCAAATTTCTATTGTTGGAAATTTTGATTGTATGTTATTTATAAAGGAATTTTTGCAAAAATATAATATTAAGTCTTCTATGATAAGAGATAAAAGAAAATACTCACATGATTTTTATCAATTAATAATTGTAGAAAATTCATCTATATATTTATTTTTAAAACATATTTATAAAAATAGTATTGTACATTTAGATAGGAAAAAAAGAAATAGCAGATTTATTTATTAGTAAATTTGAAGCAAATGTACAAGATAGAATAAAATATAAAAATGCAATTCAAGATTTTATAAATTGCCCCCTATATAAGTAATTATATAGAGCAAAGCGGGATGTATCGGTGAAGTCCATCAAGATAATATAGGATAATACCGAGAGTGATAATATCTAATATCATTTGTAACGCGTAGAAAATGAGCGATATAATGAAAGCAATAATTTTTCCAAGAGCTTCCGCCTGCCTCATAGAGGTAGAAAATGTACGCTGAGCTTATACAATGATAAAGTATAAGAACCATAGGATAAAAAGCCTATGGGATAACATAACTGTAATAGATACTACCTATTGTGGTGAAGAAGATATACTTAAATTACCAGTGTATAAACCACCAGTAAGAGAAGATATAGAAAATATAATTAATAATGATGAGTATGGGTTGGAAAAAATAATTATACCAAAAGGCACATCAATATGTCAATTAGAAATATTACCTTGTATGGAAGAAATGGAGTTTAATGATATGGTATTAGAAGAATATAAGGAATATAATAAAGTTGTTCGTGGTGGATTTGGAAGCACAGATAAATAAAGGAGTTGATAAATTATGATGATTATAGTTTTATTTAGTATGTTATTCTTGTTATTTTTAACAGCTTTTATGGATCAATAAAGGAGAAAATATGAATGGATTAGAATGTTTAGTTTTGATATTTTTATTAGTTTTAGGTTGTATAATAATATTAGCAGCTATCTATGATAGTGATGAATTAGATTGGAGAGAGTGATATTATGGTTTATGGTATATTTACAAATATTTATAATCAATTAAAGGAATTACAAATAAATTGGATTAGTTTAAATTTCAAAGAAAGATGTATGGCTATTGTAAAATATCATAGACTATACACTGAATATATAAATTTAGTTTATGAATTATTAGAATATAATTATGAAGATTATGAAACTCAAATATTTATTATTGATACTGAGTTATTAGAGTTTGAGAAATGCAAAAAGAGATTTTATCAAACAATGAGAATAGTTTTAGAAGAAAAAGGAGTTGGTAGAAAATGGAATTAAAGTTATCTATTTTAGGAATAATCAAAGTTTTTATTGCAATACCAATGGCAGTATTGTTTGCATCTACAATATTTGTGTTTGTAAAAATGTTTGTTGGTTTTATTAAGGGAGCATATTATCATCAATCAAGTGGAGCATTTGTTAATAGTAGAATTAAAATATTCTGTATGTTATTTTGGACTATATTATGGGGATTATTGTGGTTTATGATATTGTGTTGGTGTGCTGGAATACCATTTATAAAAATTATTATATAAAGGAGATATGTTATTATGTCTAAATCAAAATATATTGGAAGAGAATTTAATTATAATAGTATAAATGATATAACAAAATATGAATTATATTCTATAAATATGAAATTAAAAGGATATAAATTAAAGGATTTTAGAATGTATAATGTTGATAATAAAATAAAAGTATTTGCTTTATTTGAATTGAAAGGAGAGGATTAGTATGTTGGTAAATAGTTGGAGATTGGGATATAGATTATTATTTAAATTACCTTATTGGTTGTATTTGCATTTTAAAGGTAAAAAGAAAATTAAAAATTTCTATGAATTTCAACATATAAATCAATTAAGAGATTTCTTATATTGGTTAAATGCAAATGAATATGAATTAAAAGATAAAGGATATAAACAAATTAATTTATATGGTACACCAAAACTTCATGGCACAAACATTGGAATAATATTTAAACCAAATGGGGAATATACTTTACAAACAAGAAATAGAATTATAACAGAAAATAATGATCATTTTGGATTTTATAAATGGATGACACAAGATAAAATACAATATATTTATAATCATTTTAAATATTTATTTGACAATAGAAAAATTAAAGCTATTATAGTTTATGGAGAATTTGCTGGGAAAGGAGTTCAAAGAGGAGTAGCTATATCTCAAATAGAAAGATTTTATGCTCCATTTGCAGTTAGAGTGATAACAAATAATGATGACTATTATATTAAACCAAGAGATGTAGATAAAAATTTATGGAATAATGAATTAAGAATTTTTGGTTTATTAAATAGTAGATATTTTGTTCAAGTTAAAATAGACCAATCTAACATAGAGGAAGCATTAAATAGAATAGATGAATATGTAAAAGGTTGTGAAACTGTTGATAAATTTGCACAAGATTTAGGAGTTATTGGAGTTGGAGAAGGAATAGTTTGGGATTATGAAATTGATGGTAAAACTTATTTCTTCAAAACTAAAATAGATGAATTTAAAACTAAGGCACAAAAAGTTAATAAAAATAAACCTATTGAAGAAATTAGAGAAGATAAAAAGATAGTTGAATATTGTTTAAATGAACATAGGCTTAGACAAGGAATTGAGTATATGAATGAAAATGGTATAGATACTATAATTCAAAATATAAAAGATTTTATTACTTGGGTAGTTGAAGATACTATTAGAGAAGAAGAAAGATTTATTTTAGATAATGGATTAAATGAAAAGAGAGTTAGAAAGTTAGTTGGAACAGAAGCGGCAAAATGGTACAAGCAACAATTAAATACAGTGTTCACTGTAAAAGGAGAATAGATAATATGAGTAAACCAAGATATGTGGCAAAAGAACACAAATATAACAATGAACATGAAAGAGGATTATTTGATAAATATTTAAATGAGATGGCTAATAATGGATATAAATTAACTCAATTTAATATATACAATAATGCTGGTATAATGAAAGTATTTTCATTAATGGAATTGATAAGAGATGATGAATAACAAGAATAAGTTTAGGGTTGGACGAAAGTTCGTCCACCTTTAATTTATAATAAAAATAAATAAAAATATAAATATGGGTGTCGCTAAAATTAGCTAGACCTATATTTATTAAAGGAGATGATAAATAATGGAAAATCAAATTATGAAATTAGAAAACAAAGATAAAATAACAAGTTTAGAATTGGTAAAAGAAATCAATATATTTAGAGAAAAAGAAGGGAATAGAGCAGAATTAAAACACTCTGACTTCTTAAAGGTAATAAGGGAAGAATTTGAAGAAGAAATAGGACTAGGAAAAATTTCCCAGTCAACATATAAAAATTCTCAAAACAAAGAACAACCAATGTTTGTTTTGACTTTTAACCAAGCTAAACAATTATTAGTTAGAGAAAGTAGATATGTAAGAAAAGCTATTATAGAATATATAGAAATATTGGAAAATGAAATTATTAATTTGCAAAATCAAATATCTTTTAAAGATAGACTATTGATTAATATAATTAATTCAAATGGAGAATTAGAATTAGCAACTAATTTAAATAAATATGAAATGCAATATGTTAAGCCATTAGAAATTAATTTAAAAGATACTCAAAATAAATTAGAACATAAACAAAATGTTATTAATGGAATATCTAATGAAATAAAACTTAAAAGTCAAAGACAGTTCTTAAATGAAATCATTAGAATGAAAGGGGTTGATAAAATTAGAGATAGATGGAATGTGTTATATAGAGAATATGAAAATCATAAACATATAAATTTAAAAGCTAGAATAGAAAGTTATAATATTGTTAATAAACCTAAAATTAAATCTAAATTACAACATATAGATGAAAAGTTAAATGATATTACAACTTTATATAAAATAGCTGTGAAATTATTTGAGAGTGATTTTAAAGATAATTTAAAGAAATATCTTGAAGTTTTATAAGGAGATGATGAGTAATGACATTTACGGATTTTGTATTTGTTTATGGAATAATAATATCAGTTTTTATTTCAGTTAATTGTGCATTTATAATAGATAGTATCAAGAATGATTATGGATTGAAAGTAAAAGAAGTATTTAAATCTTTTATAAAAAGTAAAGGCAATCCATATGAAAATCCAAAGCAAGGAAAGTTAAATATGGCTATTTGGGGAATGATATTATTATTTGTAAATTGGTTATTAATTATTATTGTATTTAATAAATAAGGAGAGAATTATGAGTAAAGAAAATCAATTAGACACAAATAGATTATATTATCAATCTATTGAAGATGATGAAAATTATACATTTGATTATGGAGTAAAAATATTGCTTCCATATATTCAACACTTAAAAGATAAAATTATATGGTGTCCATTTGATAAAAAATGGAGTTCATTTTGTAGAATACTTAGTGAAGATGGATTTAAGGTTATTTATAGCCATATTGATGATGGATGCGATTTCTTTAAAGGAGAACCACTTAAATGGGATATTATTATAAGCAATCCACCATATAAAAATAAAAGAAAATTTATAGAAAGATGTTTAGATTTAGGTAAACCATTTGCATTATTATTACCTATTACAGTGTTGAATGATGCTGTTATGAATGATGTTGCAGAAAAATATAATAAGAATTTTCAATTATTGATACCTAGACAAAGAATGGAATTTTATAACTTTGATAGGGAAATTAATAATAGACCAAGTTTTAAGGCAGCATACTTTGGATTTGATATATTCCAAAAAGATTTGATTATGCTAAAAGAAAATGAAATGAATAAAAAAGATACTAATATAGAAATCTTTGAACAAGTTAAAAGGGAGATGATTGGAAATGAGAATTGAAATATTCATAAATGATGATTGTATAAAATTACAAGATGAGATTAATGATTTTATAAGAGATAAAGAAGTCATGAATATTAGTCTATCTGTTAGTAAAGCTGGATATTGTGATTATTATACTGCATGTATTTTATATAAAATTTAAGGAGTGATAGTAATGAGAGTTGAGATATTTGGCGAAGAAACTAAGCGTGAGTTAGAAAATGTAATAAATGAATTTATAAAAGATAAAGAGGTTATAGATATTAAATTTTCTACTGTTAAAAGAAATTTAGGATATTATTATACAGTTTGTATTTTGTATAAAATTTAAATAAGGGGTGATTAGATGAATACAGAAGATATTAAAATGGAAAATGTTATTACAGTTTATGGAAAAGATAATTGTAGTAAGTGTCAAAGTTTGATTGAAAGATTAAAAGAATTAAATAAACCATTTGCTTATAATAATAATATAAGTATATTAAGAAGAATTGGAAGTCAAACTAGAATAATGTCTGCACCAATTATAAATGATAATGGGAAATGGTATTCATATGAAGATTATATAAAGGAGTTGAATTAATATGAATAGAAATAGCAATTATGATATTATAAATAAAGTAGCAAAACACTTTGGTTCTAAGCCAAAGTTTTTGTATTATAATATAAAAACAAATAAATATGAATGGCTTGATGTTAATAGAGAATATTGTCATCCACAATTAGTGTTTATTAATGGGATACCATTTACTACTATTATTAAATTTTTAAGATTTAATTTTCATAATACTGGTTGGGGAGAAGGATTAATTTGGTGTAAAGATAAAGTAAGAAATACTGTATTATTATTTTTGTTAAATAGAGATGGAGATTATGTGCGAGATTGGGAAATTAAAGGAAATAGATTAAAAGACTTAGAACAATTTAGGAAAGAAGCAGTTATTTTATCTAAACAAAAATTTGGTGATATAAATGATAATAACTGTGATTGATTGTTGGGTAACAAATATCTACTTAAAATTAGTAGATATATTACATAAATATAAAAATAAATTTAGAGGTGAAAGGTTTGATAAAACAAATAATTAAAAGAGATGGAAGTTTACAGGATTTTGATTTTAAAAAGATAATAGAGGTTATAGATAAAGTTCATAAAGAATTTCCTATGGATATAACTTTTTTAAATAAGAAACATAATGTTGTAGATTATATCAAAAACAAATTAAATGATAAAATTAAAACAGTTGAACAAATCCAAGATTTAGTATTTGAAGCGTTTTGTATGAATGGATTGATATATCCCGCTAAGGCTTTCCAAGAGTATAGAACTAGAAGAATGGTGTTGAGGGAACAAGAGTTGGAGAAAACTTATGGGGATATGGATAGAATACTTAAAAGTGGTAGTGATGAAAACTCAAATAAAGATAGTAAATTATTAAATGTCAAGAGAGATTTAATAGCAGGAGAATTTTATAGAAATAGATTATTACAAGTCCTTCCAAAACATATAACAGAAGCTCATAGTAAAAAGGTATTGCATTGGCATGATGCTGACTTTGATCCAAGAAGCACGAATTGTTGTATTCCAAATGTCCAAGATATGTTAGAGAATGGATTTAAAAACTCAAATGCTTATATAGGTACTCCTAATTCAGTTCAAGTCGCTAGTACAGTATTAATGCAAATAGTATTTAGTGTATCTAATTCACAATACGGTGGTACAAGTATCGCTGATTTTAACGAATTATTAGCTGTATATGCCAAAAAGAATTTTAGAAAAAATTTTATTGATGCAATAGAGTTTTATAATGTATTAGAAAAAGATTATGATACGACAGAAGAAGCTGTCGCGGAATTAGAAAAATTATGTGGTGAAATTAGTAGTGATAATAAAAAGTTAGAAAAAGGAAATCCAGATGTATTTGCTTGGGTAAAAAAGAAAACTGATAAAGATATTTATGATGCATGCCAAGCATTTGAATATCAAACTAATTCCTTAACTAATAGCAATCAGACACCTTTTGTAACTATAACTATGACAATTCCTACATCTTGGGAAAGTGAAAGAGTTATATTAAATTATTTTAAAGTTAGACAAGGTGGATTAACTGATAATAAAGGACATAAAACAATAGCCATATTTCCAAAAATATCTATGTTTGTGGTTGATGGGCAAAATTTAAAAGAAGGAGATAAATATTATTATATATTGAAAGAAGCATCTAAGTGTATAGCAAATACATATTATCCAGATTTATTACTTTATTCAAAAGAAGATTACGAAAACGGAACAATGTATGCAAGAATGGGATGCAGATCGAGAGTTAATCACGAATTTAAAACACAAGATGGAAAATATGCAAAGTATGGTAGAGCAAATTTTGGAGTAATAACATTAAATCTCCCACATCTATGTTTAGAAACATTGAAAGAAAACGGAGATATAGAAACATTGTTATCTAAAATTAATAATGCAAGTAATACATTAATGAAAGATGCTTTTATATTTAGATTTAATCAAGTAAAAACATTGAAACCAAAAGAAGTTCCAATATTATTTATGGCTGGTGGATTAGCTAGATTAAATGAAAATGATAATATTGAACCTTTATTAAGAAGTAATAAATTTAGTTTATCATATGGATATTTAGGAATTGATGATTGTGTAAGATTATTGACAGATAATAAAGAAAATATATCAACAGATAAAGGATATGAGTTGGGAATGCAAATAATGAAATGTCTTGTTGATAATGTTGATAAATTAAAGAAAGAGATGAACTTGCCAATTAGCCTATATTCTAGTCCAAGCGAAGCGAGTATAGGGACATTATTTGAAAAAGATAAAGAACAGTTTGGAGATATAATGCCAGAATGGTTATTAAAGAGAGAGTATTATACAAATAGTTTTCACTTTTCAAGTGAATTACCAATAGATCCATTTGATAAAATTCAAGTTGAAAGTAAATTTACTCAATTAGCAAATGGTGGCAATATTAGTTATGTTGAGAATGGTGGAAAGGTATATAACACAAAAGCAATAATTGAATTAATACAACATGCTTATAAATGTGGAACTCAATATTTTGCTATTAATACTATAAGCGATGTATGCTTTAAATGTGGATATACTGGTGAAATGAATTATAATGTAAATAAACATCAATATACTTGTCCAAATTGTGGTAATACAGATGGAACTCAAATGAAAGTTCAAAGAAGAAGCTGTGGATATATTTCCAACTACAATGTAACAAAAGCAGTTAAAGGAAGAATGAAAGAAATAACAAATAGATTTGTTCATACAAATTTAATGAAGAAAGAGAGTGAATGAATTGAATGGAAAATATAAGATGTCCATTGATTTGGATAAAGATAGGTTTATTAAATATTATGAAGATGGTGCAACTATTAATGATTTACAAATGATATTTGGTTGCACCAAATATATTGTTAATAAACATATTAAAAAATTTAATTTAAGAAGACACAATAATCAATCTAGTAAAATGGAAAATTTAATTTATCCAAATAATGCAGAAAAAGCATATTTACTTGGATATTTAATACACAAAATCAAGCCATTATATCAAAATGGAATATTTGGATATAGGATTGTGTGGAATGAAAATGAAGAAGATATTATGTCTATGATATTTAATGTATATGGAATTACATCAAATACATATTATGATAAAATTAGGAATGAATATTTTAAAATATTATATGATATAAGATTTTTTAATCAACTATATTATGCTGGATTTAGATTTAATTATGGATTTATAAATAATCCAATTAAAAGTAGTTATTATAATCTTGATTTTATTAGAGGATATATTGATGGTGGATTTGGAGTTATTAGTTCAGACTCTAAATTTCCATATATTCAAATTAAAGGTGGATATAATTTTTTAAGATATGTGCTTGGTATATGTAAAATATATGGAGTAAAAACTTTTAAAAGAAATAAAAAAGATTATTTTCAATATATTAGATTTACAGGACAAAAACTTTGTGAGTTTTTATCAAAAATATATTATGATGGATGCTTATGTAATCCAGATAACTTAGTTAAAGTAAATAAGATATATAGAAAATTAAAATATAAAAAGAGATGATAATATGAGAATTGCTAGTATAAGTGATAATGATAGTGTAAATTCTATAACAGGATTTACTCTATCTATATTTACTCAATCATGTCCGCATCATTGTCTGGGATGTTTTTCGCCACAAACTTGGAGTGAATGTGGTGGGAAAGAATATCAATTAGATGAGATTAAAGCATTAATATTAAATTCTAAATGTCATAATGTTTCGCTAATTGGCGGAGATCCATTTGCTCCATTAAATAGAAGTGAAATTATAAATTGTATTCAGTGGATTAAACAAAATACAAATAAATTTGTTTATGTATGGACTGGATATACAAAAGAAGAAGTTGAAAAATGGATAGATTTAGAATTAATAGATGTATTAATTGATGGAAAATTTGAGTTAGATAAAAGGAACTTGAATTTATTATTAAGGGGAAGTAGTAATCAAAGATTGTTTTATAAGGGAAAACAAGTGATAGAAAAAGAATTATTAGAAATAGTTGACAAATTATAAATTATATAATATAATAAAACTAAATTCATAAGCTATAA